TATAAGGGGTGTCGTAGCTAAGCCTCTCTTGTACGCTAGTAACAGCTACAACAGGGCTTTCTGTAAGTTGTACAATATGAGTGGCCCAATCTACATTGAGCACTTCAGTTTTTGCAGAGCTATAGAAGTCTACAAAACTGTTCCCACAATAAGTTTTTATTAATTGACTTACAGACGGAATCGTAGTGCTTATCTTTAAATCCTCTTTTGGAGTAGATAAGCCCTGAGCGTCTTTATAATCTTGTAATGTTATTAAATCAGCCATAAGTCCATTAATAAAAACTGGGGGAGAGAACTCCCCCAATTTCCATGATTACTAAGTAATCTATTACGCGTTAGCTGTAAGAACTAAGCCTCGAGCACCATTGGTGCCTTCGAGAGCTTTAAAGCCCAGTGCCTGGCTAGCAACAAGAATGTTGCGCTGGCGTCCAACTTCGTAATCCGTTTCAATTGTTACGCCACGCAGACGTGGGATAACAAAACGGCTTGTATTAATAACAAGTGCAGCAGTACCTTGGTTAGCAGGGTTGAGCTCCGCAGAGACAACAACTGGTGAACCAAAGACAGTACCCATCATACCATTAATATTGGCAGCGATGTCAGAACCTGCTTTATCAACAGTTCGGAAATCACCATCTTCTGCAAGAAGATCGTAGTACACGTCCATAGAAACAACATAGACGAGGTCAGCAGGATTAATACCATACTTACCCATAGCAGCGCGACCAGCTTCCAACATAGCAGTACCAAAAACAGGTAATCCATCAAGCTGTGCAAGCACAGTAGTTGGGGCAGACTGGAGACCAGTACCTTTGTCAGAACCGTTTCCGCCAGCGATACCAGCGATAACACCTGCAGTACCATAAAGAATGGCCTGATCAGTTGCTACACCGTGTGCGCGTGCAAGGCTTGAAGTAATCATGGGGATAAACGAGATCAAAGAAGTCTCATCCACATCATTATCAATCATCTGACCTGCTGCGAGACGCTGAGTGTTCAGTACGCGGTTAGCCACGTCGAACTGGCCGTTAGTTCCACCAACTGTATCCAAACGGTCGTTAGGAGTATCGATATTGTAGGTAGTTCCGAAAGTTGCAGGATTAACATCCGCAACGAAAGGCATTACTGTAGCACCTGAAGTAACAGCGATTTCTCGGAACAAGCCCATGAGCTTAGTTTCGAGTTTAACTTCTTCTTCAAACTGCTGAGTTACAGTAATATCCAGATTACCGGCTGTGGTTTGTGCACCAAAAGAAGTAGCCTTCTCAGTTACTTCCTGACCTAAGCTAGAATTCCAGCCTTTGCCAGTGATGGCGCCGTATACTTTAGCTTCAAGTACTTCGCGACCATAAACTTCTTGGGACTTGTGCGAGAACTCATACTTGCTGTTACGCATAGATTCAAGTTCGTCAGCCTTCTCTTTAACTTCGCCTTCAAATTTCTTGGTAAGCTCAAAGATTTCATCTGCTTTTGCAGCTTCAAATTCTTTTTGCATATCTTCTACCAAGCGCGTAGAACCTGATTCTACACCTGATATGATTGCGGTTTTAACTTCTTCCTCTTGCTGAGCTTTGGCGTCTGCAGTTGCAGTTGCTTTCTCATCAAGTTCTTTTTGTACAGCCACATCGGCTGCTTTTTGCTCGGCTTGCTTCATTGCGATTTTAGCAGCAGTTTCCTCAGCTACTTTTTTAGCAAAAGCTTCCAAGTCAACGGGTTGAGTTGTCTCTTCAGACATTTGTATCTCCTTTTGGACTTGCGTCCCGTCACTAATAGTGAAAGTTTTTTTGAAATCCTCGTACTCTGACATAGAGTCAAAAGATTTCGCTAGTGAAAAAGTAGCTGATTGATTACACGGTACCGATACTACCGATACTTCAAACAACTCAGCGTCCTTTATTCTTAATCCGTCGGTTTCCTCTAAATAATCAGCGTCCTTGACTCGAAAACCAACAGAAAAGGCTCCAAGAACACCGTCTTTAACTAACTCAGCTACATCACCAGCAGACTTGCTGATTTTTGCAGTGAGCTCCAATCCATTTTCAGTGCTATTTAAACCTGTAGCTCTGCCAATGGGTCGGTTATAATCGTGATTGAAAAGAATAATAGGATTCTTTTCGAAGTTACTTAGTCCACCCTTAGTCCACGCGTCAGCGGAAATAGAATCGCCTGCGCGATCAAAGTCTGCTGTACTCGCCATACCTTTGATCATGATACTTCCATCATCCTCAGTATGTGACTTAAAAGTAGAGGTAAGATTAAATATTTTTTCCATTATCTCCTCCTAGCCCTTCTTTTTTAACCTTAGGGGCTGCTTTAGCTTTAGGTTTTAAGTCCGCAGCTTCTGGAGTAAGAGACTTTAATCCCCAAACTATGCTATCCCAGGAGCTAGACCATACCTCATCGTCAAGGTAGGAGGCTTCAAACCATTTGGTTTTACAGGCTTCTTCTTGGCTTATAAGGTACCCTTGTTTAACAGAAATTGCCGCTAAACCTTTCAAAGCTATATGCTTATGCTTCTCGTGTAAATTCTTTGCTTTAACTCTTTTCATTCTTCTGGCTCCTCCACGGGCCTTCCGCCTTCATCGGGGTTTGCTGCTGACCCTGCTATGTTAGCGGGGACTCTAACTTCATCCTGCCCTTCTAAAGCTTCAAAGCCTAGTTGTTCTCTTGCTTCGTTAATGGTTATAATTCCACCGTTCACTAGAGAAGTATAGTACTGAGATTGATCCCGTAGCTCTGGTTGTAAGGCAGGAATATCTGTAACATCCTCCTTTATACTAAAGCCAAAAAATCTCTCGAGACCAAAGTTGAGTTTCCTAACGATAGGAAGTATAGTCTCCAAATAGTACAGTCTCATATTCGGACGTATGTTTGCGTTATTACCAGAGTCGAGCAAAATAGGAGGTACTCCTATTGCCTTTAATATTATCTTTTCGTTGTCTGCAATGGCAATCTGAAAGTCAAGTTCTTTGAAATTGACATTTGAAATTGAGTCCACTTCGATGCCACCATCGAGGATCAGGGGTCTACGACCTCCTGCATCCGGCTTGTATCGTATCTGCCAGGATTGTAACATCCTTTCTTTAATTTTCTCAGATAGAGTATTAGGGGATTTAAGTACTAAACCTGGTACTGCTCCATTCTTGAAGAAGTTATCCTGGAAAGCTCTCATACTTGTCATCAAAGCCATTGTACGAACAGCGGGCTTGAGACGTGAGACTCCTCTATACTGGTCATGGAAAGAGTTTTCTTTTATGTGTATTATCTCTTGTGGGGTGTAGTCTACTTCGTTATAAGTATACTTCTCAACAAAAGTTTTAGGGTCTCCATGTATTGTAATTTTGTCGGCAGGGATGTGGTAAAGGTGCGCACCATCATAGTAGATAAAGATGTTACCGTCTAAGATATAGTCGGTGATTAAGTTACGCTTGAAAGAGTTAATGTCTTGAAAGAGGTTAGGCTCTTCGTTTATAAGCCTGTGTACTTTAGACCTCTTTATACCCTTTATAACCCCGGGCATGCCTATAGACTCAAGTACCGCAGGAATCTCTGCACAGTCATCAACAACCATATTCACAGCGCGGTTGACGATCTCTAAGGTTTCATAGTACTGTTCATAACTTTGCGTATACTCGCGCGAGGATTGTGTCTGACCGAAGTATTGCTGGATAGGGTTAAGTTTTTCGTAAACTTCTACCCTGTCCTCTTCGGTTCCTCTGAAGATATTGTTATACCATGCCATTATGCTTTTCTCTTTGAATCTCGACCCACCGCATTTGTTTCTTTGCTGTGCCTAAACCGGGGTCTCTTCCGTATACTTTGTGTAACTGCAGGTGATGCTTGTGGCACAACGTAGCAGTATGATCGTACAGTTCAGCTTTATATTGTTCTATAAAGTCATCCCTGATCGCAAGTATGTACTCAGGATCAAGGTTATTATCTTTTAACCACTTATGTACTAGTGGAGCAAGGGTGTAGAAATGGTGAAAGTCCAGGGGTTCTGTCGCGTCACAAATCTCACAAGCCGAGCCCTTTTCGT